CAGAACCAAATGGATCCAGGTCATAAGGCGGCTGTCGCAGAACTAGAACAATTATATAAGTTCAAGAACGGACAGCGTTAGAGACGTCACTCTGGGGATCATCTAAATTGGGCATGATAAACGTTGGAAGCGGAATCATTTGACCCAGAAGGTAAGACCCCGGGCTAGAACCGGGATATGGGGGTTCGACTCCCCCTCCTCAGAGGACGAAGTAATTCGGGATAAGCTTGCACCGCCCCCGTCTTATGTGCCGTTAGCTACGTAATAGCAGGTTGCCCCCATGAAGGGATAAGCAAAACCGACACTCTATCAATGAAGCTGAAATAGGAGTATATTATGGCTTTAGGAGGAACCTACCAAGATCATTATAAGGACATGTTCAAAGACGTGTTACTACTCGAGGCCCAACAAGATGGTTCTCGTCTAGCACAGACTGTTATGACCGAAATAATGGATGGTAACAAGACGTATTTTGATAAATTAGGTAAAGTTTCACACTATATCAAAACGTCACGTGGCGAAGATAAAACTTTTAGCGACGCCACATTTGAGCGGAGACAAGTACAAGAAGTCACTGCTTCATGGGATCACGTTCTCGACAGAGAAGATCTCATCAAATACGTTCAAAACCCACGTAATGAGCTAGTACGTAGCGCAGTAATGGAATTAGGACGTAGAAAGGACGAAGTGATTATGGATGCTATCAAAGGCAGTGCCGTAGTTACGACAAACGGTTCTACGACGAACCAAGCACTAACCTTAACCGTAGCAGTTAACGATCATACCTATGATTCAACAACTGGCGATGTAGCTTTAACTACTTCAAAATTGAAAGTAGCTTTAAAACTCATCAAAGAAAACTATGGTGATAATGGTTCACGCAACATCTTCTGCGTAGCTCCGATCGCACAGATCATGAATCTGACGACCGAGAACCAGCAAGTGAGCGGCGACTTCCGTAGCAGCCGTCCTTTAGAAGGACCAGGAATTGAACAAGGTCTATCTGGTTACCTAGGCATAACCTTCATTGGTTACGAAGGTACCGGTGTAGATGGCAGCTCAGACGAACTCGTTTACGTGTTCACTGACGACGCTATCAAACTTGGAATTTTCCATCCATTGACAGTAGACATTGACCGTTTACCGACCAAGTCGATGAACCCAGATGGTCTATCTGTTTTCGAATCGATTGGAGCAACTCGTATGTACGAAGAAAAAGTTGTTCAAATCGCATGTGACCCACTATAAGCTAGGAGGATAATTATATGGCTACAGTACTATCTAACATCCTCACTGATGAGGCAAATCTGGACATCCAGATTGATCATGGTCGGGCACATAACCACGAGAAAGTCGCTATCTGCGAATACACCGCCTCAGGCGCTCTTGCAGATAATACGGTTATCTTGTTGACCCGTATCCCAGTAGACGCACGTATCACGTCAATTCGCTTCTTTAGCGATGACCTTGGTACGACCGGCGCATTTAACCTAGGTTTCTACCCAGGTAACATTGCACCAGGTAGCGTCGTGATTGGAGACGCATTGGACGAAGACGCTTTGGCAACTGCCATCGACGTTAACGCCGCTGCTGTTTCCGATTCAGAGGTACGCTTCGAAGCTGCAAACATCACTACAGCAAGTGATGCAGCTTGGTCTTTGGCTGGTTTATCCTAGCCGCCCGACTACGGAACTGTCTACTTGGCATTGACTGCATCAGCAGCCACAACTGCCGGCGGAGACATCACCGTGATCGTACGCTATACCCGCTAATCCCGGGAACCCTGGTGGAGAGGGTTTAGGGCCTTCGGGCCCACTCCACATAGAGAATTAAGGAGAGAAGAGAATGCCGTCAGAAGTTGAAATTTGCAACGCAGCCCTTATTAAGATGGGAGACGAGAATACGATATCCGCCATCGGAGAAGATGGACGCGAAGGTGAAACATGTGAGTTAATGTACCCACAGGTCAGGGATCTATTATTGGCCTCACACCCATGGAACTTCGCAATAGGACGCAGCACTCTGTCTAAGAATGCAACTTCCCCCGCCTTTGAGTTTGATAATCAGTTTTTACTCCCAGGTGATTACCTGAGGGGTTTAATGTTATATGATAGCGATGAACCTTGGAAGGTCGAAGGGGACCAATTGTTGACCAATGCTTCGACAGTTAAATTGATTTATATCAAGAAGGTAACCGATACAGGGATCTTCCCACCGCTGTTTGTGGAGGCCTTAGCTACTCGTCTTGCTGCCGAGATGGCAGAAGTTATCACAGGAAGTTCATCCCGCTCCGCCAAGCTCTTTAAGGAGTTTGAGAGTAAATTCAGAGAAGCAAAACGCAGGGATGGCCAGGAAGGCACCCCAGATAGCTTGCAAGCTAATGCATTTACAAAGACCACGAAATCAACACATCAATTCTGGAGATAAACTGTGCCAGAGTTTAATGGACTAGAAAACAACTTCACTGCTGGTCAGTTGACACCATTGTTAGGTAGACGCTCAGACTTTGAGCGCTATAAAAATGCTGTTAAAACTATGCAGAACATGACCATTATGCCCCAGGGTGGCGTGACAAGTCGCCCAGGCTCGATCTATGTCGCCGAAGTTAAGGACAGCAGTAAGGCCACCGTATTAATACCATTTGAGTTCAGCACCACCCAAGCTTATATCTTGGAGTTTGGCGACCTATATATGCGCGTCTATAAGGACTCCGGCTTAGTACTAGAACCCGACATCACAATCACCGGAATTACTCAGGCGAATCCCGGTGTAATCACCGCAACGGCCCATGGTTTGTCTAATGGTGACCAAGTCTACTTGACCGAGATCGGTGGAATGACAGAACTGAATAGTAACACTTTGTATTACACCGTGGCCAATAAGACGGCTAACACCTTCGAAATACAAGACAGAGACGGAACCAATGTTGATACCACGAGCTACACTGCCTATACCTCTGGCGGCGTGGTTAATCGCATCTATACACTAACTACCACCTATGCAGAGGCCGACCTAGCCAACCTCCGTTGGACACAATCAGCTGACGTACTAAGTATTGTACACAATGACTATGTACCTAGAGACGTAACCAGGACATCCGATACCTCTTGGAGTATTACTGATACAAGTTTCGTCGACGGCCCATTCTTAGAGATTAATGACGGTGACACTACTATAACACCTAGTGCCACTAGTGGCTCCATAACTTGGACCGCGTCTTCTACTACGGGCATCAACGACGATACCGGTTTCCAGACTACAGACGTCGGACGTATCTTCCGTTGGTTTGACAGGGGACCTGCACGCGGTATTACAGGTATCACTCAAGCTAACCCCGGTGTCGTTACTTCAGCAAGCCATGGATATGCCAATGGAGACCGCGTCTATATCACCGATGTTAATGGAATGACCGAGATTAATGATCGAGATGTGGCCTACACAGTAGCTAACGTTACGGCTAATACATTTGAAATTCAGGATAAAGATGGAGAAAATGTTGACACGAGCGGATATACAGCGTATACTTCTGGTGGTAACATGCAAAAAGCAGGTTTAGGAACACAACATACCATCTTAATAACTGGGAGAAGTAGTACAACCGTGGTCACAGGCAGTATTGTATCAGAAGATACATCACCGTTAAGCTCTACCGTACCTCAGCGCACATGGCGTCTAGGGGCATGGTCTGATACGACCGGCTACCCCGGAACTGTGACCTATCACCAATTACGCCGAGTATACGCAAATACTACCAGCAAGCCAGATACCATCTGGGGATCTGCTGTGGATGATTTTACCAATTTTGAGCCTGGCACCGACGACAGTAACGCTTATACCTATACTCTGGCCAACGAGAAGGTTAACGCTATCTATTGGTTAGCTTCGTCATCCAGGTTGCGCGTAGGAACAGAGGGCGGTATTTGGTCCCTATGGGGAGGAAGTGATGTAGTCAGTATCACACCTACTAACGTAGAGGCTGATTCAGAGAATCTAATTAGATGTAAAGATATAGCAGCCGCTAGCCTCGGTAATATTACTCTTTATGCCCAGCGCAGTGGGAAAGCTCTGAGGGAACTTGTTTATAGTTTTGAGGCAGACGGATTGGTATCACCAGATGTATCTGTACTGGCTGAGGATATCCTTGGAGACCCAGGAGATACGACTGACGCTGGTGTAGTACGCATGGCTTGGCAGACAGAGCCAGTGCCCACACTATGGTGTGTTAAAGATAATGGCGAGATGGCGGCCATGACTTATTTACGCGATCAGAACGTAATCGGCTGGCATAACCATGTCTTTGGAGGTACCAGTGTCGCTGTAGAGTCCGTAGCAGTGGTTCCGATAACCGGACAAGATAGAGTTTGGGTTATAGTTAAGAGGACAATCAATGGTGTTACTAGAAGATCTGTTGAGCAGTTGGATACATATTACCGCGGTCGTGACGTACGTAATGCGATCTTTATGGATAGTACTGTTTCTGACAATGGAGAAACATTTAGTACTACTCTTACTCCTGCTGCGACAACCGGGGACAGTATCGCTTTTACGGCTAGTGGTTCAACATTTGTTTCCGGGGACGTAGGCAGGATCATCGAGGGAAATGGCGGTAAGGCTGAGATTGTCACATATAATAGTGCGACTAGTGTTGATG